GATTTCAATAGTAATGCCAACATATAACAGAGAATCCTATCTAGCTGAGTGTATAGAATCTATACTTGCTCAGACTTACAAGGACTTCGAACTTCTTGTAGTAGATGACGGCTCTACGGACTCTACAAAAGACCTAATGAAGTATTATGTCGAAAAAGACTCTCGGATTAGATATTTCGAACATCCAAGCAATTTAGGTATATCGGTCGCCAGAAATACTGGTGTAGAGTACGCTAGGGGCGATTATATAGCAGTGATGGACTCTGATGACTTAATGCACCCAAAGCGTCTTAAAGCGTCTCTACGTGGCTTACAGAAGGTAGACTTCGTATATTCCTCTTATTATCTAGGAGATTCCGAGGGTAAGGTCACAGGAATCGTAAAACCACCTAGAGAAGTAACAATCGAGAACGTAAAAGAGAATAGTGCATGGCCTCATGTAACCATAGTGGCTAAAGCCGATTGTTTTAAGAACAACCCATATAGGGAAGACTTTAAGGTAAATGATGATGCGTGGTTAGTTTATAAATTCCTTGAAGCTAAATATACAAACAAGTGGATTAAAGAGCCAATGGTAATAGTAAGAGACCATTCTAGTAATATATCAAAGACAAAAGCAAAAGAGATAGCTAAAACTCAAAAGATAATGGATAAGGAGTACGATGGGTATAATGGAGTTTGATTCTAAACCGATAGGAGAAGTAAGGGCGTTTATAGAAAAGAATTACAGGGGTGGAACAATAATAGATTATGGGTGTGGGTGTGGTAGATATACAGATATGTTCCCTAAAGACAAATACCTTGGGGTAGACGGACATAAGGGGAATATAGAGAACTGTAAGAAGAAATACCCAGGTTATAAGTTTGAATTACACGATCTTGAGACATGGAAACCCAAACAGTACGACTGTCTATTCTCAAGTGTGGTATTTGACCAGATAGAGAACCTACCAAAGGACTGGGCTAAACACTATATCTTAATAGAGAACGAGAAGTATAAAGAAATATTTAAACCTCAAATAGACGAACCACTAGGGACTGAGGGGACAAGGATGATGATATGTTAAATAAAGTAGCAGGGATATTAAGACAAGACACCGCAGTAGGATACTATAGGATTGGACAGGTAGTAATGTTTTTAGATAAAATAACTAAGTATAAGTGCCGTATTACCCCATTCACGGGACGCAATCTACCCAAAACTATCGGTGAGACTTGGGAAAAAGGTCAGGCGTGGAACGATAAACTACTAATGGCTATAGCTGGGGGTTCTGATGTTATCCTTACAAATACAATAATAGACGATGACGAGATTATAAAGATAATGGACTTAAGAAAGTGGTCTAATGCTAAATGGGTGGTAGATATAGACGATAACCTTTACGCAGCTAGTAATGATAACCCAGGACAAGGCGTAAGGAAGGCTAGGGCTAATATAGAAAGATGTTTTGGTCTAGCTGATGGCGTTATAGTCTCAGTCCCCTCTTTAAAGAAGCTCTATAGTAAGTTTAACGACAATATATATATAAACCCTAACGGGATAGACTTCTCATGGTTTAAGGCTAAACCCAAGAAACACAAGGGCATCAGAATAGGTTGGAGAGGTGCTTGGGGGCATAAAGCTGATCTAGAACTCGTAAAACCAGCTATTAAGAAGCTAAAAGAGAAATACGATGTTACTTTTGTAACTTTTGGGGCTGAACATGACTATTATGACGAACACCATAACTGGGTTCCGTTTATCCACAACCCAGATGAACCTAAACAACTAGCCTATACAGAGAAACTAGCTGATCTAAACCTAGATATAGCTGTAGTACCCCTAATAGACTCGGCCTATAACAGGTGTAAGTCTAATCTTGCTATATTGGAGTTCTCAGCTATAAAAGTACCCGTAGTAGCATCCCCTACTGAAAATCAAAAGGATATGCCTATAAGTTATGCTAAGACTAACCATGACTGGTATGGGGAACTTGAAAAACTAATAAAGGACAAAGAATTAAGGGAGAAACAAGGTCAAGAACAGAATAAATTTGCCCGAAAGAACTACAACATGAAAGGCTTAACAAAGCCATTAGCAGAGTGGTTAGAGAATCTTCCCAAAAAAGAACAATAAATAGCTCCTTTTAGCGTATATACATAATGAAAGGGGTTTTATGAGCATTTTATTTTCAGACGTTAAACAACGTTATCAAGACCTTATAGGTCAACCATCGGGGACTATATCAGCATTTGGTAAGAGAAATTGTAACCAAGCAGTCAGAGATATTTTAAATATGTACAGGTTTTCGTGGAATTTGACAACTGAAGACTTAACACTAGCATCAGGTACAGACGCTATGGCAGCTACTTATAACCCACGTTGGGGACTACATGACGCTAGAATAACAGGATCATCTCAAAATGACGACAATGTATTTACCGAGATAACAATACCAGATAGAGATAAGTATTCTTCAGACGACTATGTTTTTTGGGTAACATACGATGCTACTAATCAAGAATATGACTTTAACTCTTTGACTCAGACAGGGACAGTAACTATATACAACTACTTCACGCCTGCGGATATGTCAGCAGATGGCGATAAGTGTATTATACCCGACCTTGAAGCCGTAGCTTATAAGGCAGCTTCTAAGAACTGGATCGGTGCTGAAAGAGATGTCGATCTAAAGAAAGAATATGAAGCAGAGGCTAATAAATACATAACAGCTATGTATCTAGCAGACTTACAAAGTGGTCCTCAAATACCAATACATTCACTTGCAATAGATAACCTTGCAGCTAGTGAGTGGGAAACTAATGTGATAATTAAACCATAATGGCAGCAAAATTAAAGAAAAAGTACAGAGATAAGTTCGCTGGTGGCGTAAACTCTTATCTGGGTGTCAGGCAAATAAAGGATGACGAATCACCAGATATGGTTAATTGTGATTTTAAAGGCGAAGGTGGTATCGGGAATAGAGATGGTTATACAGAGATAGGAACACCAGCTACATATACATCAGGCGTGTATGGCACAACTTCACTTCATACTTCAGCAAAACACCAACTTATTAAGTTTGCCTCAAATGGTTCAAATATCGTACTAGCACATTCAACAGACGGAGGTGCTTGGACAAACGTAACAGGTACAACTTTTACAGACTCTTTAAATATAGACTCGGTACAAGCTAAGTCAAATATATATGTAAGTAACGGAACAGATGTAATGAGAGAGTGGGACGGGTCGGCTTGGTCAGATACCACTAACGGGACAAAGGGGTTTTATACCACTTACTACAATCACAGGTTATGGGTAGTAGACGAAACGAACCCTTCGTACCTTAACTTTAGTGGTCAATGGGGAGCGGCAGGTATAGGAGATGGAGGTACAGAAACAGACAAACTAGGAGACTTTTCAGACGCTACAGCAGGTTTTATAGCTTTCAAATTCGGTTCTGGTGCTGAGATAACAGGGCTTAGGGTATTTAGGAACGCCCTTTACGTTTTTCTAAGAGATTCTATTTACTCAGTAGTACCAGCTAGTGCAGCAGATACTTTTACAATAACTCAAGTTACTAACGCTGTGGGGTGTGTATCTCATAGATCAATAGACCAAGTACAAGAGGATTTATACTTCGCATCAGATAGCGGTGTATTCTCACTTGGAGAAGTCGCTAACTACGCTCTTTCAATAAGAAGCACAGAAAAGTCGGGCAAGATACAGCAGGTCTTTACAAACCTAACCTCAGCCAATAAGGGTAAATTAGTTGGTAAATACTTTAACTTCAAATATCATTTATTTTATTCACTATTTGGTACAAATAACGACTCTGTAGTAGCTTATGACACTAGGTATGGAGGTTGGGTAGACTGGCGGAATATATCAGCCAATGATGCAGTTAAATATACAGACTCGACTAACGCTGAGTTTCTACACTTTGGTCATCCAACAAATTCAGAAGTTCACAAGATGTATAAGGGAACAACAGACGATGGAACGGCCATAAGTTCATACTTCACAACTAAGTCGTTTGATGAAAAATTACCAGATATATTAAAAGTTTACTTCGATCATACCTTTGTTTTT